ATCTGAGTTCTTTGGTCTAGCCCAGGATCTTGCTGTAAACGCTGGTAAAACTTTTCTTTAGCCATATATGACAAAGGAACAGTGATTCGTTCGATCTCTGTTGTTCCTGCTTTATCGTATCTGACTAAACGAATGTTGTTGAACATCGTGCCGAATGCTACGACCAGTTTTCTTGTGATTCTGTGATAGAAATGCTGTCTAGAAAGCATTATTCGTTACTCGTTCCAAATGGATTTAATTCTGTCCAATCAAGAACATTATCAGCCTCGTTTTCAATCTCAACATTGTCATCGAAGCCGTCGTTAGCATCTTCCATAGTGTCAACAGTTCCCATTGACCACGAAGCACCTGAAGTGACACCAACGATCGCAACATTATTGGTAAACTCACCTTTGATGTTTCGAAGTTTCAAAATGCGATTTGGTTTGTTCCAATCAGCAACATATGCTCTTGCGGTAGAAGCAGCCAATGACGCGCCTTGATAGACAATTTCCATATCGTCATAAGTGCCAGTGCCACCAGCATTCATTGTGTATTCCAATGCAAACGCTTCAAGGTCTCCAATCTTATCAATCTCTTCAACGCCAGTTTTTATCAACTCGCCGTTGTATCTGAATGTTTCTATTGTAAGCCCATACATATACGGTGCTTGTTTTCCTGCTTGGAAGAAGTTCTTTTCTTCCTCAACCTGTTTTATCTCTAACAATTTTTGTTGAACAGGAAGATAGATTAGATCGCCTTCTTTTGGCGTGTTGCGAATTGTTGTAGAGATTGCACGCTCAAAGGTTCTTCGTGCAACAGCAACCTTTGCTGTCTTTTGAATTTCTAAACCAAACTTCGCAAAAAATTCCTGATTACCTTCAAATTCATTGAAAGTCTCAAGGTACATATCTATTTTATATGCAGCGTTAAAGTATTTAACTGGATCATCACCAAAGATTTCATCTAGCGTTGATTGAGAAGATCTAGGCAAATAATAGATATCAATACCGTGATTCCTAATCGACTCGATAATGAGATCTTCTACAAGAAACTGTTCTCTTGTAGCACCTTGATTGTTGAAGTACACACTTACTGGCATAAGATTATCCCACAATCATCTGTGGTGGAAGCTCGTATTCTTCTCGTAACTTGGTGTGCAACAGTTCAATCTCAGCAACTGCATCGTTGTAGATCTTCTCGCCGTTTACTACAAGACCGCCTGGTAGCGTGTAGTTTGTATATTTGCTTAGATTGTTGCCCCATTGCATCTTGAACAATGCGGTAGTATATGACTTCAACCAAGAATCATTAAAGACTTTAGTGTATACTGCTGGATCAACAATTTGAGTTGCCTGAAAGACAATATAATCGCCAACCGCAAGTCGACCAGCCCAATCCATATACAGATTGATTCGATTTACTTTTTTATTGTATGAGAATGGAATCTCACCAGTAACAATCATATCAAGCATTGCAAGGTGTTCTCTTGCAATCACATAATAAGTGTACGAACTGGATAGAAGGTTATAGAAATCGTTAAGTCTAATCTGATAGTTAATGTCAAAGATATTGAATCCTTGAGAACTAGAAGAACTAATAGACCCAGAACTAATTGGCAGCAGACGAGTAACGCCAGAGATATTGTCCGACACTTGAATGTAGGTATTAGCAATATCTCCAGCGGTTACTTGGTGAGCCAGATAGATATCTTCTGTGCCGTCGTAGTGGTAATCGCGGAACTTTTGCAATGCATCATCGATGCGATCTTCTAATTGATCGTCATCGACATTGATATCAATTACAGGAAATCCGAGTTTACGGAGACAGTAATCTTTTAGTTGTTCTCTAGATGCTGGTGATGCCATTTAAATTATACCTTATTTTGTATTTCTCACAATAGCATCACCAATATCATCTATTTATTATGCCGCTGGCGCAGGTGGCTGCTGTGGCATTTTTAGTTTCCTAGAATATTATTACTTGTTAGGTGCTAGTGGCCAAATGATTGCAAATGGATCTTCTGTTTCAGTTATATTGCGTAACTGTTGACGGTAATTTGCCCAGGTCTGTTTCGTTGCATCATTAAGTTGACAGTCAGGAAGCTGCGTCCAGTCACATGATGATAATAAATTATTTCTATTAGTACGAATTTCACGCCATTTTGCTTTTATTAAAATATCTCGTTCTTCTTGGTTAACATCCCTGATAACCCATTTTTGTTGCCAAAACCCATCAACCAATTCAGCTCCTCCATGAACATATACTTTATCCCACGGAAGGTACGGAGCAGCAGCCATTTTAATTACTGCATAATTTTCAGGAGGCACAAAATTAACTGGCCATGAAACATTTGGATGTCTTAATTTAATATCTCCCGCATAGAGGGGAAATTCACCTGTTGATGTGTCAATATATGCTGTCATTATAAATTACCTTTAAAAGCTGTATTACTACCTATAGTAGTAGATCTTGTATTTGATAGAAATGATCCCGAGTTACCTGTTACCACTGTTGCTGTACCATTTGCTATAGTACAATTAGCATATGCAGCATCAGTTTGAGAAGTTGTATTATATTGCATTGTTAAACCTGATGTACCAAGTGTTACACTAGTGTTTGCTTTGCCACCATTTGTGGGCAATTTCCAAACAAATATAACACCTATATTTGCATTAGCTGTTCCAGTAAAGGCATTGTGTAATACTGATATATACATCACATCGCCACGGATATATAGACCACGACCATCCATATTTGGTGAAGTATAAGTTAATGTGCGTTGCCATTGTATAGTTCCACTCGAATTATATTTTACTATATATATTTGGGTGTCAAATAGATCTTTGTACATTACATAAACATTATTACTAGAATCAACTTTAACGTTAAGACCAATAATATTTCTATTAGAAATATAATATTGTCTTATCCAATCAATTGTTGAACCATCTGCACTAATTGATGCAACAAACCCACGCGAAAAATCGCCAGCCACAAAACCACGACCTGTTACTAACAATACTCCATTTGAAGTGAGTGCTACATCATTAATATAAAGTTCATTATTAGATGGAGGATTCAATTGTTTTTGCCATTGAACATTGCCTGTAGAACTTGTTATTTTTGATATAAACCCATGTCTGTTTGGTGCAGCATCCTTGTAATCGCTTGATCCTACAGCAACATTGCTTGTATCAACATCTATAGATGTAAAATTGCCTGCATATGGTTTTACAAATCTTAATGACCACTGTAAACTTGTTGCAGTTGAGTCATATGCCCATAAAGTTTCAGCAAAACTAGTGGTACCACCATAATAGATGTTATTACTACTATCTACAGCCATAACACCAGATTCATTAGTGCTACCCTCCGTAGAACTGCCTGTTTTAATAGTCACATTAGCCTGATACTGGGCAGTAAAATCTGTATTTGCAGATCCAATACTGTTAAATCGATGTTTCCATGAATCTTCAGTGCTAGTATATCCGTTATGTGGGATCCATATAGACGACGTTCCTGCTGGGTTGACTGCTGGTGCGCCCCAGGTTCTGTTTGTCATCCCATCAACCCCTGATTGTGTGTTTGCTTCTCCGTTATTAGTCAATTTCCATAATGTGGTTCTTGATGAATTTGCTGTGCCAGTATATTGATCACCAGTTACATAAATTTCACCAACACTATCAACACATATACCACCTAATCTCCACACTCCATCTGCAATTCGAGTAACCCAGTAGTTTTCACCACCAGTTTCTCGTCGCCCTAAAAATACTAAATTAGTAGATATAATTGTCATGTTTTATAAATGTGCATTCCACGCCATGTTGTGCCAGTATTTATTGTAATAAATCCAAGGATATCTGTTCCACCCGCTGATAGTACAGGAGTAGTAGCATTATCCCATGCAACTGCAGCTGGCCAGGTCATAGTATAACTGCCACCTGCCGCCAGTTCAAGATAGAACGCATAAACTCTGTTCGTGGGTGCATTTGAAAATGTCCAAGTTAAGTTTGCATTTGCAGTTTTAGTAAAATAATTTCCTGCACTACAATCTATAGTTGATGCAGCTACAGCAACTGAATTAGAACGCACACTTAATATATTAAAGTCCGCATTACCACTGACAGTTGTAGTTAAAATTTCTGGTACTGTCCATGTTACAGCAGCAGAACCATTGACTGATTTTCCTGTGCCACCAATTGTAAAGGTTCGACTTGTTGTCCACGTATCTGCAGTACCTGCATTAGCAACATTCAAATTAGCAACACGAGTTATTGATGCAATAGTTAGCGGAGCAGTTCCTGTAGCAACTGTACTAGCAATAACGCCACCAGAAGTTAAACCTAAAGTAATATTCGCATTACCGATAACATTAAGATTCGATCTTGGTGATGTTGTTCCAATTCCAACAAATCTACTCGTCGCATTCGCAAATAGAGTGTTGGTTCCAAACGCAAATAAGTTTTGATTTAGATTAAATGTTAAATTTGCGCTGCCACCAGTGGTTCCATTATTGTTGAACAAGATTTGAGTGTTTGATCCACCAATAGGACCTGTGGCTCCTTGGACTCCCTGAGCACCTTGTGCACCGACAGCACCCTGGACTCCTTGAAAACCTTGTCGACCTTGTGCGCCCTGAACACCGACAGTACCAGCAGCACCTTGAGCACCAGCAGCACCAGCAGCACCTTGGACTCCCTGAGCACCAGCAGCACCTTGAGCACCAGCAGCACCCTGGACTCCCTGAGCACCAGCAGCACCTTGAGCACCAGCAGCACCAGCAGCACCCTGGACTCCCTGAGCACCAGCAGCACCTTGGGCACCAGCAGCACCTTGAGCACCAGCAGCACCTTGGGCACCAGCAGCACCAGCAGCACCCTGGACTCCCTGAGCACCAGCAGCACCTTGAGCACCGACAGCACCTTGAGCACCAGCAGCACCTTGGACTCCTTGAAAACCTTGTCGACCTTGTGCGCCTTGAACACCCTGCGCGCCTACTAAATTAGTTTGAGGTCCTATCCATGTACCATTTGCTGCAACAACTTGACCGTATCCATTAATGTTTAATGCTAAAGCTGATAAATTATTGGTTACATTTGCAGTTCCAACGACGTGAAGGTTTGATGTTGGATTTGTGATTCCAATACCAACATTACCACTTGTTGCATTTGCAAATAGAGTGTTGGTTCCAACAGCGAAAACAGTAACAACATTAATAGTTGATGTATTAATTGTAGATGGGTTTGTTCCCACCTCAATTACAGTGTTGCTAGAATTTTTTGCAAAAAGTCTTTTATCTGCTGTGTTGATTGCTAACTCTGCGCCATTTGCAGAATTAGTTAAATTTGCAGCAGATGGAACTGCTGTATTTGTGTCACTTTTTTTAGTTAGTATTGTTGCCATTTAAATAGTCTTATGCCCAACCTCGAGCTGGATTATTTGGAGCTGCAATAACTAATTCAGAGATGGATGAACTGTCAAAATCTTCAGCAAGAACTCTCAAATTTACATGAAATCCATCAATTGGTGCCATTGCTGAAAATTCTATTCCAGATTCAGAGTCTAAAATCATTTCACCAGTAGGTTTATAGATAACTCCGATAGTATCTAATGCATATTTATATGCATCAGTAACAACATATTTGTCTGTTAAAAATTCTACTAAACGCTGTTTTGGAACTTGTTGTTCTCGTATCAATACAGCGTTAATGTGATTATTTTCTGGTTCAATTAAATGATTTGTTGTAAACTCAACATTATTATCAGAAACATACACATATTGAGTTACAAACTCTCCTTCAATATCTTCAAAACGAAAATCTGTTGCTTGTTGTGTGATTCCAGCTGCAGTTAAAACATCAAAAAGCTCTTGGCTAGATGGTGCTTTTAAATAAAAGTCAATCATAGTTTTTCCTCAAAATAAGGTTGCAAATATTTAGGTTATAGTGTAAGAGCCTGAAGTTGAGTGTTGGCGAGGCGGGTGGGGTAGTAGGCGATGCGGCTGATGGTGCCGTTAAGAATAGAGCCACCAGCCCCAAGCGAGCCAATAGAAAGCCTATCAACAGTTGGGATTGCGCCAGATGTATCAGTGTTAACGGAACCGCCATTCAAGGATGCAGCAAAATTATTTGCTTGATATGCCCCGACCATTTTAAATGAGGTAGAGGTTGAACCAGTTAATAACGCCTGAGTTGAACCACTACTACGAATCTGAAATTGCGCTAAAGCAGAATTCCAATAAATGTTAATGGCGTTATTGTTCGTGCCATCGCTAGCAGAAAAAGCAACATTTGTTCCAGAAAATGCGGCTGATGTATTAACAACAACCGTCCCCTCACTCGCGTTGTACCACGACGAGAAATTCGTCCCCGTCATGCTCGCTGCATCCGCATTGCGCGTGAGGGCGGTGGTCGTCGTGGGGATGTAGGAGGTCGCAAAGTCTCCAGCTTCTAGTTGAGCGCCCCAGATGTAAATGCCAGAAGTGCCGTCGCCAGTTGATAATGTGTTATCTGCGTTTGTTGAATAAATGCGTTGTCGAGACGCGGTTGCACCAGTTCCCGTAGTTCTTGTTATCGCACAACGATACCAGCCGTTGCCAACTGGAGTTATCGACGCCGTAACATTAGCACTAACAGTCCCTACCGTTCCCGCGCTTAAATTAAACCACGCGCCAATGTCTATGTTTTCTGGTCCGCGAGTGGCTAGATTAGACCAAGACCATTCGCCTGCTTTTGCAAAACAAGAAAATGTAAAAGTTGTTGATGCGGTCAAAGCCACGGTTGCAAACACTTGCCCGTTTCCTAACCCAGAATTTGTAATTAGTTTGTCGCCTGTTAAATTCCCATCGGGCGCAATAATTACATTGCTTGTAACGGTCGCTTGGTTTTTTTGCCAATGAGCATTTGCAAAATCTTCTGAATACAGTTCTGAATTCGTCCGCTGCTCCTCAATGAGCAAGCCTCGCGCTGCGAGCGTAGTGGGGTTGTAGTCAAAGCGGGCAACGCCAGAGGCAGCCGACGTCAGTACGCCCAACTGGTTAAAAAATGTCGCCGTGGTTGCGCGGGTGAAGGTGATGCGGGGATCAAGTCTACCCATATTCGCAAAATCTATATTGAGCGACGGGGAGTTGGTAGGAAAATTGTTTGACAGACTCATTTCGTGAGTGCCTGTAAGGTGGTGTCGGCGAGGCGGACGGGGTAGTAGGCGATGCGGCGGATGGTGCCTGCTTTAACTCTGTTTACGCCTGCATGGTCTGACCCAATATCAAACCTTGTAAGCGCCGTTGGAATTGTTGCGGAAGTATCTGTTGCAACCGTCCCACCATCCTTACAAACCGCAATGTCGTTTGTTGCGTAAGCGCCGCAAAATTTGGTGTTTGTGTTAGCAGAAACGGCTACTGCCGCTGAAGCACCACCGTCAAACACGCCGCCACTTGCAGTTATTAGTTGCACGAAGCCAGTTGAAGTAACATTATCAACCACTGCGTTGTTGTAAGAATTGTCGCTCGCCCTTACAAGAAATTGATTACCACCAGAAGCAGGCTGCGAAAGAGAAAATTCCACAAACATTGAGCCGCTTGATTGGTTATACCACGACGAGAAGTTGGTCCCCGTCATGCTCGCCACATCTGCATTGCGAGTCAGAGCGGTGGTGGTAGTGGGGATAACGCTCGTAGCAAATGCGCCAAGTTCAAGTTGGGGCAAGCCGATGCGGAGGGTGATGTCGATGGCGACGCCAGAGGAAAAAGTACAATTTAAAATCGCATTTACGAAAACGCTTGTTGCGTTTGCCAATGTATAAGTGTGGGTATACCGACTTAAAGAAGAAGTCGGCGTAAATGTTGCGAGGTTTGATTCATTGGTAGAACCGCCAGAGATATTGCCTCTAATACCTATTCTGACTGCTGTGATGTTTGTGGTATCACCCGCCACAAGTTTTACATATTGCGAAGCAGACCATGTCTGCCCAGAGGCTGCAACAATTTGAGTATTAGATTCAAAAAGTACCGATAAAGAGGTAGTGCTAGTTGTGCCAGACACCCGAAAATCAATGTATGTAATACCGTTTTCAGTACCTGTACCCACCACTTCTTGAACAAGCGTCCCAAGTCCAATAGTCGCCCAATTCGTCGGCAACGTCCCTGGCGTACCCGCCACTGCACCCACTCCCGTGTTGTTGCGGATGGAATTCGTCCGCTGCTCCTCAATGAGCAAGCCTTGTGAATTCAGCGTGGTTGGATTATGATCGAATCGCGCTGTGTTAGCAGTTGCTGTTTGTAACACACCAAATGCATCAAAGTATGTTGCAGTGCTTGCACGAACAAATGAAATTCTTGGATCAAGAACTTTAGATCTTGCAAAATTTAAAAGAAGTGATGGTCTAAATGCTGGAAAATTTGATGAAATACTCATT